GGTATTAGCATTTCAGCCTTCACCGATATTGGAGGGTTTTACTGGTGAATTACTTCGCCAGGCCCCCAATGAGGGCTGCCTCAAAACTTACCATATCTAAACTCATAAAATTTCCTTTATATATTTGTTAATTAAATATTGCTGGGTTGTTCGATGAATCGCATAGCAATACTACGACTCAAAGACAGGCCATGCTCCGTCTACCCTGCCAAGGCTAACGAAGGACATAGAATTTGCTTAAAGTGTAATGATCTAGTTTATCATTATTCTTCCCAGCGGAGTAAACTCTTCGCTGCTTCAATGTCTTCTTCTCTACTAGTGGATCTTTTTCCATTAGTTGGCACTTGAGAAGCGAGATTGTTGCTAAGCGTAGGGCTTGCTGGCTTATCTTGCTTAGAGGAAGGGCTTTTCCCTTCTTGTGGAGGTTGAGACTCCGCTCTTTGTGAGAATTTCTTTACATTCCCATATCTTGCTTTAAATTGTTCTTCTAGATAAGACTCTGCGGCACGGGCTGCATCTGCTAGGGGCAGAATCTTTCCTTCAGAATTATAAAATTCTTCTATAATGTCGTATATTAGTGATCGACCCTCTTCACCTTCTGCTTTAACAAACTCTAAAGACTCATCTCCAGAGATATGCTGTCCAATTTGATCCATGTAAGCGGATTTTGCTTGTCCATAGCGCTCTTCTCGCTCCCTTTGTTCCTTCTCTTCCATGCTTTTTTTAAGGTCTTCGATTTCTTTTTTGTATTTGCTATCTAATTCTTCTCTAGTCTTGTTAATCAACATTTCTGGAGTGGGGTTCGCATCATTTAACGCGATTTTAGCGAGGTCCTCCAATTTAATCCCATGTTTTTGAAGGAATTTGTATGGATTTTCTTTAAATTCTGCCTCAATGTCGGCTGCGCCTTTTACTCCTACTTTATCGCGCTCATCCAATTCTTGCACTCGTTTTGCTAATTCAGCCTCTCGTTGCTTAAGGCTTGCTTGGAGTTCTCTAACTTCACGCTCCTTTTTAGTTAGCGCTGCAAATTTAGGAGATAGAAAATCTTTCTTCTCAGGCTGGACTACTTTCTCTTCTACTGGCGGTTTTGCTTCAATAGGAGTCTCTGGTTGAGACTCGATTGTATTTTGTGAAAAAATGTTTGGGATTGCATTTCCTTCTGACATGTTTTATCTCCTTAAACTATAGGTTGTGTTACGGTTGACTGTTGAGGGACTAGTTCGCTTGCTTGCTGAGGGACAGGGGGTGCTGCTTGTCCTTGTGGGGCTTGCTGCGCCATTGCTGCGGCTTGTGCTGATTTGATCATAGAGTCTGCCTCGTCAATCCACCGTCTAATCAATTCTAAATTCTCTTCGGGTGCCCCGTCTGCTCTGTACTGCAAATATGATGATTGCATGAATGGAATGGCATATTGCAAATTTTGATAGGGTTCTGGGGACATATACTCGCCCTTATCTATCATCAATTCTAACTGCTTTTCAACATCATCAATCCCTGCGTTAACTCGGTTATAAAATGATTTTAAATCTGGGTAGTCCAAAAGTTTCAAACCGTCTTCCCTAGACATCAAACCTGCCTGCATAAGTTCTTGCACTTCTTGCAGTCTGGCACTTGGTTCTTGAGATAGCGCATTAGTTGGAAAGACTTGCATCATATATTGTTCTTCGGTTAGGTCAATGTCTTTCCAGTTAATAGTTTGTAAAAACTTTTTACCTGGGACTCTTACAAAATACTCATCACTTTCGGCGATCTCTTTTGCTAAATCAATAAAAATTCTAGCGGCGTCAAGCGTTGTTTGTTCATAACGCTTCATGACAGACATGAATCTCTCTGATTCAATATCGTTATAGGTGCGCAAGGCTTTGCCGGAGTCCAACCCTGAAGGCTTTGCTGAGTTTGCGCTGAGGGACGAGATTCCTACAATTTCATATGCTCTTTGATACAGGTATTGTAAGTGTGAGAATAATTCTGGAGGAATATGTCCTATCTGACCTGGAGTAGGAGGTCTTCCAGCATATCTGATAATGCCTCCGATTTTATTATCAAGATGCGCAGAGGTAATTTTAGATCCTTCTTCAACAAATACTTTAGGCACGCTAACTAAGTGCATGCTTACTTGAATTGTGCGAAGAATTTTATTAATTTCAACTTGTAAACCAGTTAACTGCTCGGCAAGACCTTGAGCAAAAAAGCCTACTGGTCTAGGTGCCCACTTGTCAAACGTAAATGGGAAATAATCCTTTTTGTACGGTTCAGAAAATAAAGTTTTACTTGCAATTGTAATACAGTGAACGCCGTCTTTTGCTTTCTCGCTTGACGGTAGATGCCAGGATTCTACGACCATAACCATGAATGGATTTCGTGCTATATCACTGTAATAGCGCATGCTGAGGTCTTCCGCGCCTGCTTGGTCAATAATAAAATCATTACCTGGAAAGACTTGCTTAAGCACATCGCGATGAACCCATTTTAGTTGATGCATTTGACGAGGTTCGCCATAGAATGCTTCAGTATCATCCACGACAATCTCATCTGGAAGGACCCGCTCACACTTGATTTCCTTCTTTCCATCAGAGTTTTCACTTATGTAAAACTTAAGAACTCCATCTCCAAAAATGCCTTGATCTAAGATTGCCTGCTGTCTTTTTTCATAATATTTGGTAGAATAGAATATTCCTTCGACAAACTGATTTAATTTTTCAGCCTTTCTTTTTACAGACCAGTCTCCTCCGTCAGTCAAAAAATAGGGACGAGGTTTATTTTTTACAATCTTAGAAACCATAGTATCAATACAGGATTGTACTACATTCATAGTTATGCGATTGCGGGATGCTGAGGAGGTAGGTTCTCCTTTCATAACATTGTATGTCGTGAGTGTATTAGATTCTAAATTTCCATACAAACGCATGTTAGTCACGTTTTGACTGTGACGATATGATTGCTGTGTTTGTAGTCTTTTTAGATATGGGAAAATTGATGAATGATATTCTGATTTATTCTTTTTCCACCATTGGTAGTCTGTTGGACTATAGGTATCATTACTGTCGAACATTTAAACTCCTATGAATCTGATGAGTAAAAAAGCATGCTCTCATCTGTCGCATTTTCAGTAACATCCGGCAAATTTGGATCAACTGCAATGGTTTGTATAAGCATGTTCTCATTAAACTCGGCTTCTAATTCACCTAGTTTGATTTTTTTTATTCCTAATTCTTTTGCTAGATTTAATAATTCTTTGGCGTCTTGTAATGTCATGAGGGGCTTATACCACGCTTTGTCTAGTTTGTCAAGTTAAAAATCATCATAACCAAAAATATCATTAATGGAGTGTTGATCGACGCCTAACTCGTCCTCGCCGTGCAAGTCCTCGTTGACTTTCTTTTCTAACGCAGCAATCATCTCTTCTTCTTCTTTTTTTGCCCAGGCAGGACTGCCGGACTCTAGTTTCAATTGTCTTTTCTCATTAATAAAATGCATGGACTCTCGCCATGCGTATAAAACCGCGTCCGCAATGTCTGAGTGAAATCGGTCTGACACAACTCTATTTCCATTGGCCTTTGTTTCCCAGGACATGTAATATGAGTCTTCCTCAAACTGAGATCCTTCAAAGGCTTTAAAACGGCCAGTCCTTAGATCATCATTCAGTAATTCAATAAATTCCATTTTCCGCTCTTTTTCAGCCGCTTCAATTGGAAGGCCGTGCCTAGTTCGAATCTCGTCCGCAATTTTTTTACCAAGGGCACCCGCATCTATAACCATTTTTACTGGTTTATAAATATCTTGAAATTCTTTTACCTTATCCGCAAGTTCGGTCACTGTTTGCTTAGATTTTACAAATTCATTAACTAGATAGACCTGGCCATGCAGGTTATATCCTATGACTGCAATAGCGTCCGCATCATCGGAGCCTATATCTATGCCTAGTACATAATTTAACTCAGATAGATTGACTTCAGATCTATGATAGATATTTTTTTGTTTGTCAAATTTATGAACGAGGGAGTTCTCATCATTAACCCATTCACCATATGTTTCTCGAATGTAAGAAGGGTCTGTCTCTGCAATACCTCGCATACGTCTTTCTTCTTCTAAAGTTTTTTCTAACTCTAACATGTGTGGGTTTTCAAAGGCAGTCCAATGATGTTGACTCCAGTGATTGCTGTGGCATACCTCGTAAAAAAAGCCAACTAGAGATGGCGCGGGCGTACCAGTGATTGCAAGTGTCCCTCGCTGATCTCGCAAGGTTGGCATAAGTACATCCTCGACTAAATTTTTTGCGTAGGATTTAATAGATTGTACTTCATCCAGGTATGCCTTTTTAATTTTCCATCCCCGGAACTTTTCAATTTCTGATGCGTTGCTACATCCTGTGCATCTTATTTCGGATCGAGTGTCCACAAAATATATACTTAGATTATTCTCGTTAATCTTTACGTTTAACTTAAAATCATCGCAGATTTTCTTTAGGTCTGACCATATGATTGACTTCGCATTCCTGAAGGATATAGTTATATATACAAATATAGAATCTTTAATTCTGGAAGCATCGTGTACTAAATCTGCGGCAATACTTAATGTGTTGTGGGAGACAATTCCATTTGCTAGAAGGAATAAATGTGATGTGTTATTTACAGTTATATCCCAGCATTGTGCTTTGTACGACTCTGATATATTTTTTAATCCGTATGAGTTTGTATCAAGATTTTGTGAGTATAATAATTCATACTCGTCTTTCCATTGCTTTCTTTCACATAACATGTATTGAGACATTTCCTTTAGTACTCGCTTAGATTCTTCATTAGTTTCTACTGTTACGCTATGTACTGTCCCATTTACGCATTTATCTCTATTATCCATAGAAATATTGCAGTTTACTTGAAATAAATGTTCAATAATTTTCTTTGCACAATCTATCACAGATTTTGCTTGCATATCCAGCCTGATTTCAAGTCTATTATTATAGACTGATGTAGACCCGTCTGTATCAAACAGGCCTGCAAGAAATTGTAACTGAGACTGCCTGTCCCATTGTTTAATTATATCATACTCCGCAATCTTTTCATGCGCGTATTTATTATGTGCCCATTGATCATATAATGGAATATTGCGTTTACTAGCATCGCTGCACTCGTCACCTAAAACTGTACCGAGGAGGTATGCGTATTTGAAAGACTCCCGCCCTCCCGGGACTGTAATGTATGCTCTGTGCAGGCTGGTTCTATTAAAGTCATCCACTTCTTTTAAATTTTGAAGGTCTATTTTGTTATCTTTTACAGTTACTAAAGGATGATCTGTAGTACAAGATAGTATTACTTTATTTCCTTGCTTAATATCTACTACATCTTTTATACCCTGATTTACCAGTGCTGTCACTGTGGTTAGGCTTATGGTGTGGTCTTCGTTGAAACCGTAGACAATATCTCCGACTTTTAAGTTTTGAATTTCTACTATGCCGGACGGGGTTAAAACTGGTGTACCTTCTTTTAAACACTTTCCAGCACGCCTTGAGCAGCACGCCGCTTTAAAACGTGATTCATCATTAAGGAACTTAAGTTGAGCGGGAAAGCAAAACTCATTCTTATCAAATAACTTGATAGAATCCTTTTCCTTCTTTTTTTGAACCCGCCTTGCGAGTTCCTCCTTGACCATATCTGGAGTTATAAGAGTCTTATTTATTTTTGCCATGTCCTAGTTTTACTTTTTCTTTTCGGATTTAGAAACCTCTTCTTTAGAGTAGTGCACTGATGCAATATTAGGGATAGTTATTAGGATAACCTCGCCCTTCCCATCATCAATTAAAAAGCCTTTCTCAACTTCTGTTATCTGTACGGTTGGACTCGCGTTGATAAATTTTACTTCCGTATTTCCTACGCGGACGGAGACGTATAGCCTAATCTGTTTAATCTTTAGCATTTGAAACCTCGCTAGGCTTAGAACTTAACTCTGCAAGCCGCATTTCTAATCCAATTTTCTCAACGATTGCTGCAGCACATAGTCGTACTAGTTCGGACTTAGATTGCTTACGCAATTCCCTTTTTAAATCTGCAACTGAATTTGCAATCGCGCCTTTTGTTATAGATCCCATTTCATTTTGATCCATTTTATCTCCTTTATGTTATTTCTTGTACTAAATTGTGAGCGACTAATTCTGTTGATCTGAAGTAAGAGTCATGCCGGGCTCTTAAAATTTTTAACCAGATTTCCTTAGAGGTTCTAGTATTCTCTTCTAAGATCTCACAGTAAATTTCCTCTTCTTTTTGAACTTGTTTTGCCATGGCTTTATGGTCTGTACTTTTGCCTCGCGCATCATAAGAAAAAGGATGTAGCATGAAAGTACTGTATCGGTCTGCAGTACGATGGATGCCTGCTGCGTAAATAACGACTGCGGCGCTTAGGCAGTACCCTTGGCAATGCGTGAATACCGTGCAAGAAGAGGATCGTATCCTGCCTACTATTGCTAGGGCTGAATAAGTATCTCCCCCGACGGATGAGATTACAATAGTTATAGGCTTGTCAGAATCTTGATGCTCCAGGATGGACATGGCTCCATCGAAGGATTTTAACATTCTCTCATTTATGTCCCCCGCTAGCCTAATACGCCTATTGGGAAGGTCTATACCCCTGTCCATAGCAAGACTGCATTGAAGGTCTAACAGAGATGTTGCTTGATCTAAACTTGCCATAATTCTCCTTTAGGATATTGTTTGTTTTATTTTTTATATTGTTAATATGCCTTTATGCGACTAAACAAAATTTATTTAAACGCCAATCAGTATGTACGGGTTATAAATTGCATTCATCAGGATGGACATGCGTACCGACATTGGAGTCATATGCGTGTAAAAACTTGGAGTGCCGGGTTGCCAGCCTGTACTTAATAGTAAACTTGAAAAGACATTTAAGTCTCTAAAAGTATGTTTGACATATGCGTAGTGAAAGACGTAGCAGTTATCCTTTATTTCAAAAACGATGTAGCCGTATATGTCTTCTGGGGCAGATGGAGCACACGCCACGATAGCATTTGCATTTTCTAGAATTCTCGCGATCAATTCATTTTGCCTATCAAAGTATAACGGTGGGGGTACTAGTTGAACTTGGGGAGAAACTGCGTAAGATTTTTTCCAAGAGGATGCTAGAAAATTAACATCACCTTGACCTAGCGTTCTAAAAGTCATGGGCATGTCTGAATTGGTCCAAACCTTGTTAAGCGCGGCTTCTGCATTTTTTTCTAAGAAAGACTTTTTATGTATTTTCCTATTTGCATATTGAAAGACATCATTTCTGGCGACATTGGCAGACTTTTCTAAATCAGTTAAATCTTTTTTTGGCTTTTCTATTTTCTCAATTTCAACAAGTCTCTTCCTGCTCATACTTATTTCCTATTCTGATTCGGCTTCTGTAAGAACTGATTGCGCAAGTTCTAATAGTTGTTCTTGGGTCATATTTTCTAATGATTCTTGAACTTTATGTGCTTTGATCATCTGTCTATCATTTTTTTGTAATTCACATAAAGATTTGACTAGGGATGCTAGAATAAGCACATCGTCCTTTGATAGCATGGTCTGACCTGCTTTAATTCGAAGACGTTCTATTTGCGCTCCTATTATTGAATAGGCAGATTCTACAGTTACAACTTGTTGTGGTAAAGTTTGTGGATTGTTTATACTACTGATAACTGATGGGGGGGTCTTAGTTACAATTTTTCTCATGGGACGCTTATAGCATGGATTGCTAGGTTTGTCAAGGATTAATTGGAGGGAAATTCAATTAGCGCAGCGTGTCCCTTGATTAATCTGGTCTGTGCCGTAAATTGTCACCGCATAAGCCAGAAGTGACAATTTTTGGCACCGCATAAGCCAGAAGTGACAATTTTTGGCACTATGTAATCATTTTAATCAAAAAGCCCAGTCCTTAGTGATTCCAAGGGTTTACAAAGTTGGGGCAAAAAATTGCGATGATGAAAAACGCTCAGTCCTTAGTGATTTCAATAGTTTGCGTGATTTTCAATGAAGGAAATTCTGCTGAAAAAACCCAGTCCTCAGTAAAATCAAGTACTTAATCGTCTTTTCCTATTTTTGCTCAAGTTTACATAGTTTATAATAAGATTTAAAATATTTAATACAAAGGATTTTAATAAATTTTTATATAATTTTATACTTTTTAGGTTAACT